CCTTTTCTATTTTTTCTTAAATTGGTTGATATATTTACTTCATCCGCACTACCATCTGCAAATGTAACTTTAACTTTTAGTACCAAGTCAGTATAGTTTTTAGCTTTACCTTTCCAACCAATTCTTCTTCGTCTTGGTTCAATACCACCACGCTTTCCTGCTGATGTTCCTTCGCCCCCAATTACCCCTTGGTCATATTCACATTCATATGTTTCAGAAGTTTCGGGTTCAATTGAACTTGCTCCTGATTTTACTTTGAACCACTTAGGTTCTCCATCAAATACAAATGCAATATTAGTTATTTTATTATCAGTAGTAACATTACTTACCTCTAATGTATTTGTCATTTTTCTATTATTACCTTGATTATGACTTGTTTTAGTATATAAGTCTGCTGATAATTGTTCTGCATCACCATCTCCATTATTTACCTTAACAGTAAATCCATTATCACCACCACTAATAGCACCTTCTGCAGTTTGAGCAGCCAATCCAAATAGTTGTTCTCTTAATGATTCGTTTTCTTGTAATAGTGCCTCAACTCTGGCAGTTAAGGATACTCTTGCAATTGCCTCGTTAATTGAATTTTGTATTGCATTTTGTAAATCAATTGTTGTTTCACCAATTTGTACATTTGATATTTCACTTTGTTGAGTTGCTATATTTGCCTTTAATTGTTCATTCTCCAATTCAATTCTAAGTTGGTCTATAATACTTTGCAATTCTGCTATTGTTGCATCTCTCTCACCAATTGTAATATTTAATCTTTCTAATAGAGCGTTTAAATCATCTATTCTTTTTAATGCCTCTTCGTAAATTGAACGGAGAACCATTGGTGGTCCAATGGGTGCATTATTCGGTAGAAGTTCAAATATAGTGGTATCAACTGATTTCTTTAATTCTTTTGTATTATAGTTAGGTCTTGTTAATTTACCACTTATAATACCATCAGTTAAATCAGATTCTTTAAATAAACGAACACCGCTATCATTTGTATGTGGTAAGGCATCCGAACCACTTACAAATATCTTAGCAACTTGTGCCTCGTTTTTTAATCCACTATTCTTCATTTATTATTATGAAATTAAACTAAATGTATAATCGTTATCAAAGAAATAATCAACTCCACCAATAGTAATCTTAAATTCTATATTGTACACTCTATCAACTTCCCAATTAGATAAATTCAAATTGAAATAGTTACCATCGGTATCACAACTTAATTTTGTGTAATTACTAAATGGAATAATTGTTTCACCCGAATGATAATCACATATTTGGTAGTATGATGTTGTTGGTAAAAATTTACTAATACCATATTGTGCCGTAGATGAGAATGTTTTTGTAGGATACAAATCTCTACCAACTACTCTCAACTTAGGTGTTGTATTTACTTTGTAATGTTTTTTAAAGTTTCTAATTCCAACTTTTATTTCTTCCGATGTTAGTTCAGTCAATGAACCAGTTGAAAATGATACATCATCCCATCCTATTCTAACCTTTGGTTGATGTATTGTGTTTGTTTCTTTACTAAAGAATTTTAAGATACCATAATCATTTGTATCTTCTTCAGATGAATTTTCGTGCTTTACTATCAATCCTTCGTTTTGAATTGAACCACTTAACCAACTTTGGAAAATTGTAGTTATATCAGCATCAATATCTTCAGTCGTATATGTAAATGATTTAGAACTACTAAGATTAGAATGCCATACTCCACCTCTACCAGCAAACGAACCAGTTGTGTTAGCAGCAAATACAATATTACCACCTACTACGTTGTTTACCCATCTAAGTGATGAATCACCTTCTCTATAATTCCAAGTTACTCCAGCAGTTTCTATATTATCAAATCTAGTACCTTTACCCATTTCCCAACTTTGAGAAACTGGATATATGTTAATATTAAATTCTAATGGTACTTCTTCCGATTCAGTTTCTTTCAAAATAAGTTTGGCTTCTTCAAAACCAACACTACCATTAGATAGTGATGATGAGAACCCATTAGTTTCAAATTTAAGAAGTGCTCTTGATACATCTTTAACTCCACCATAGTAAACCTTACTTACCTCCAATACCTCATCTAAACCAGCGTTTTGGTCAGGTTGTTGTAGGTAAACCGATGCATCCTTTGATGCTGTTAGAAAATAGTGTGCCATTATTTTGCTCTTCCTTTTATATCCGAATCTGGAAATTTAATTTCGAAAACCGATGGGTCTAAAGATGGGTATAAAACCTTATCCTTTATTGCCGCTTCTATATTGTATGTGTTTGGTGCATATTGACCTCCACACTTATTTACAATCTTTAATTTAGGAACGGAACTAACTCCATCAACATTTGCTATGATTAATTCCAATTCTGAAATGTTAATTGTGTTATTAAATGTAAAACTATCTATATCGAAATATTCTTTTAATTCAGATATACACTCCGATAGTACTTCACTTTTATTGTAATTTGTTAGTGTTACTATTTCAAACTCAAGTCCTATGTTGATTATAAAACCATCGTTAATGTTTATACCATCTGTCAGAATTTTATATTCGTTTAAATATGTTTTTAAGTTTTCTTTTATTGCTCTATTAAGAGTTGATAATTTTTTATTTGAATCATATCCTAATAGATAAAGATTAATAGCAAATGGATTATTCTTTTCATTATCATTAGAAGTTTTACCAACTAAGAATTTTCTGATTTCATCTTGGATAAGTTGTTTATCAACTTCTCCTGCTCCTTCTTCTCTATTTACAAACCCATCAACCAACTCAGTAAACTCTCTAAGAACTTGTGGTGATGCTAAAATAGAAGAAGGTGAATTATTATCCAATGTACCATCCGAAGTAGCGTATGCTTTTGCAATAGCTCCAAATTTAGTTGGCATTGATAAAGCTCTTATTTGATAATCCTTTGATGTTACTGCTCTATTCTGAGAACCAAAGTTTGCTAATGCATTTTGTCTAATCTCTTCAATAGTATCACCACCCTTACCACCAGTTGCAGGTACTTCATTATCAATTGCTATTGAGTTTTTAGCTGCTCTATATAATCCTAATTGAACATTTGTAAATAAATCAACATCTTCCTCATACTCGACTCCATTGATTTGTGTAATTGTTCCTTTCTTAACATTTGATTCAACACCACCACCAACTAAATACTTTACAGTCATAGTTGTATTAGATGGAGATGTTCCATATGTTTTAGTTTTCAAAAAGTTAGTTGGGTCAAATGCTTCTTCTAATTTAGAAATTGAATTAGGTAATCCCAATCCTACATTTTTAAATGAAGGAATAATTGTTTCTTCACTAACTGTTGGGTCTCCACTACCAAACTGAATAGTTGTTGTACTATCTGGATTTACTTGCTTAACAAATCTACGAGATGTTTTAAGTGTATTTAAAATATATGGAGTTGTTGATTTAAATTGAAATAAATCAGGATCATTATTTTCAGTATTTGGATAATCAGTAAATACTAATTCTTGTGCTAGATAGGGAACTTCATAAAATTTGTTTGAATCCGAATCTCTTACATCATAGATATCTATAATATTAGTATCACTCAATTCAATACTTTGGAATTCTTTAAATGCACCAAATGAAACTTCCTCTGTTTTTAATTCTGCAGATATTGCTTGTACTTGTTTTTTAACTAAGTAAAATGAAGCTTCTCCACTTACACCATCTCTTTGATATATTGTAATTTCTCTTTCTCTTTCATCGGAAAAATCTACAACATCTTGTGTGATAAATTGTACCCCATTTGTTGATTCACATCTCATACCTTCTTTTATTCGTAAGAAATATGTAGAATCAAATGTGTTATCACCACCACTACCTATTGATGGTACTAATTGATAAACTGAAAGTGTTGTTACCGATGGTGAAGATACTTTTGGTTTATATCCTAAGTATTGTGAAAGTGCTATTACATTCTCAATATCATCAGCATGAACCATTAAAGATTCTTTTAATGTATCATCTACATAATATGAAAGTGAATCACCCACATAAGATGCCATCTCAATAAACATCATACCAGGTGATGATTCGTTGAAATCAGAATATGTTTTTGGGAAGTAAGTTTTAGCAAACTCAATTAGATTTCCTCTGAATTGAGAAAAATCCTTATTAAGATATTTTATATCCTTACCTTTGTTCTTAAAGTTCTTTGATGTTTTTGTTATTGCCATATCGTATTATCCCTGTACTGTGAATGTTAGAGTTTCTAAATTAATATCATCTCCTATTCTAAATTTAATTGAAACGTTTAGTTTATTGTTATCTCTCAATTCATCAGTTGATTCAATATCAATCTCTTCAGCTGTAACATATGGTAACCATTGTTTTAAACTATCATTTATAGTATCTTCAATCCTACCTTCTAAATCATCTACATTTTGTTCAAACAATAATGATTGTAAACCACTACCAAATTGAGGTTGTAAAATACGTTCCCCCTTTTTAGTAAGTAGAAGATTTTTAATATTTGATTTAACTTGGTTTTTAGTTTGGAAAGATTGCTCGAAAGTGTTTTCACCAAAAGTTAATGGTAAAGTAACACCAATAGCATAACTTGAAAATGCTTTAGTATCTTTAACGATTTTTCTTCCTAACTCAACTGCCATAATTTA